CGCAGCAGGCGCTACAGTCTGGAGCGCTCGACATCCAGGAGAAGCAGCGCACAGCGCAGATGGGCAAGCGTCCGTCATTGCCGCCTGGCTACGCGTGGTCTGAGGATGGTACGCGCGCCGTGCAGATTCCGGGGCTTGAGGATGTGGCAAAGCCGCTGACCGAGAGGCAGGGCAAGACTGCCGCGTTTGCCTTGCGCGCCGAAGAGGCGGACAAGATTATCAACAGCATCGGCAGAGACGGCGCCGTGCAGCCGGGCATGATCAAGCGGATGGGCGAGGCGTTGCCGTTTGTCGGCGGCGCGCTTGGTACGGCGCTGAATTTCACGCAATCGCCTGAACAGCAGCAAATCGAGCAGGCGCAGCGCAATTTTATCAATGCCGTCCTGCGTCCCGAGTCTGGAGCCGTGGTATCGCCGGAAGAATTTGACAATGCGCGCAAGCAATACTTCCCGCAGCCCGGAGAAACGCCTGAATCAATTGCGCAGAAGAACGCCAACCGGCAGCAGACCATTGCCGGCTTGCGCACCGAGGCGGGCGCGCGCGCCATGTCGCAGGCGCAGTCAGAGCTTGCCAATCGCCAGCCATCGTCAGAGCTTGACCGCATGCCGAAAGCCTCAGACCATCCGGGCAAGTACCTGACGCTGCCTGATGGCCGCGTGCTGCAGTCCGTTGGCGGCAAATGGGTTATGGGGGGCAACTGATGCCGAAGTTCATTCTGTCCGACGAGCCGCCGCAGCAAAGCACGCCTGGGCGCTTTGTGCTGTCCGATGCGACTCCAGCAGCCGACAACCGCAACATGCTGGAAAAGGCTGCGCAGTGGGCGTCAGACACGTTCGGAGCCAACGGAAACTTGCGAGGCTCGGTGATCGGTGGCGTGATGCAGGGCATGGCTGATCCGGTGGCAGGTCTGGTGCAGATGGGCGCAAACTTGCCGGGCATCAAGTCTCTGGTCGGCGATTCGGTCAATGCGGGCATCGCCGGCAATGAGGCGCAATACGAGGCGGCGCGGCAGTCGGCAGGGCGCAGCGGATTTGATGCTGCTCGGCTTGTCGGATACGTCGCGGCACCGTCCAATGTGATCGCCGCTGCTCGCGTGCCGATGGCGGCTACGCGTGTCGGGCAAGCCGGCGCCGGGGCTGCTGCTGGAGCGATTGGCGCCGCACTCACGCCGGAAAAAGACGCGCAAGACTTTTGGGCCAAGAAGATGCAAGAGGGCGCCGTGGGAGGGCTTGCTGGCGCTGTGCTGGCGCCTGTAGCGGGCGCCGTTGGTCAGAAGGTGTCACAGATGTGGAACGGTCGCGGAACGCCACCGCCGCCGACTGGAACGCCTCCAGGCGGATGGGGGCCTGCCATCCAGGTGCCGCCCGGTTCGCATGCCGCTGACGCATCCATCGCGCAGGCGGCAGCAGAAGCGGGACAGACGATTGACGAGATCCCGCAATCCGTGCTGTATCAGTTGCGCGCTCAGGCAGAGCATGCGCTGGCGAACAATACGACAATCGACACGGCGGCGGCGCTGCGCAAGGCCGACTTCGAGGCGCTTGGCCAGCAGCCTCTGCTCGGTCAGATCACGCGCGATCCGATGCAGTTTGCGCGCGAGCGGAATCTGCGAGGCATTGCCGGGGCAGGCGAGCCGATTGCCGCGCGTCTGAGCGGGCAGACTGAGGGCTTGAATCGGGCGCTTGGCGGGTTTGCCAACGAGGCGGACGAGGCATACGGCGCGGGCGCTCGACTGGCCAAGGATCTCGGGGCGTTTGATGCCAAAGCAAAGGGCGCCGTTGATCAGGCATACAATGCCGCGCGCAACGAGGCGGGGCGCTACGTCGATTTGGACCACGTTGGATTTGTCAAGGCGGCCAACGATGCGCTTGACGCAGGACAGCTTGGCCACTACTTGCCGGCGCAGATTCGCAACCTGCTGAACGACGTATCTACCGGCGCCGTGCCGCTGAACGTCAATACAGCCGTGCAGATCGATAGCGTGCTGTCTGCTGCTGCTCGCGGCGCGCAACCAGCGGAGCGCATGGCTATCAACCAAGTGCGGTCGGCGCTTTCTGGTGCGCAGCCAGCATCCTCAACCGGCGCCGACGCCCTGGCCGCATTCTCCGGCGCGCGCCAGATGGCGGCCGAACGCTTTGGCCTGCATCGAGCGATTCCAGCGCTCAAGGCGGCGGCAGATGGAACGGTGCCACCAGACGACTTTGTGAAAAAGTTTGTGCTCAACGGCGACGTCAAAGAACTGCGCGCGATGGCGGACTTGCTCAAGAAAGAAGCGCCAGAATCCTACAGTCAAGCTCGCCAGCAGATCGGCGCAGAACTGCGGCGCGCAGGGTTTGGCGAAAATGTCTCAGGCGACAAGCCATTTTCACAGGAGCGGTTCAACCAGCGCATGCGGCAGATCGGCACGGCACGGCTGCAGGCGTTTTTCTCGCCAGAGGAAATCAGCACGCTGCGCACAGTCGGGCGAGTCGGCGCTTACATGGAGTCGCCGCCGGCTGGGTCGGCGGTCAATTTCTCGAATACTGCGGGCGCCATGGCAAACCTTTTCAACTCCATGCCAATGCCCGGACTCATGCGCTCCGTGGTCGGGGCGGCGCGCAATGCAGCGCAGGCCACACGAAACGCTGGGGACGTGCGCAAGGCCATGCAAGCCGCCGTGCCGACTGCTCCTGCTCCCATGCCGCCATCGCGCAACGCAAGGCTCAACGAGCTGCTGCTGGTCGGCAGCGCTGGCGCCGGAGCTTCGACGCGATGAAGCTACCTCTGCCGTTCTGCTTTTTTGCGCGCAGTTTCTTCCTTGCGCTGCTGCGCGTACCATCGCGCGTCGTCTTCCAACGACCGGCCGTTGGTCAAAATCGTGTAAAGCACGTGACAGCCCACTGCGATGACAAAACAGATCGCAATGGAAATAATCTTGTATTCCCACCACAGGGCATCGTGCATGGCTTGGCTTCCGGAGGTGACTCGTGCCGGTAATTGTGCCTCAACCGCCAGAAAAAGGAGACGCCAGGTTTGATCAGTGGGTGTATTTGCTGTGGAAATCTTTGCGCGGAGTTCCTGAGCAATTCAACCCGATTGCCGGGGCAAACGTCACGCTGACCGGAACATATCCAGACATCACGTTTGCTGCATCTGGCGGCGGTGGCGGGACGATCAACAACTACATCACGCAAAGCCTCACAGCACAAGACGGGATGGACGGGCAAGACGGATGGCCCGGTCCGATGGGTCCGGCTGGTGTCTCTGGCGCAGCAGGGCGAGCAGGTCCGCCCGGCATGGATGGTATGGATGGTATGGACGGCGACGGCGGATATGCTTCGACGCCAGCACCAGGCACTTGGATTCTGGCCTTTGCGGCGGCGCACGGCTAACTTTTAGGAGCATCACAAAATGGCAGCAAACAAGAATATTCGCATCGGTCCGGTGGCGCTGACCACGACTTTGACGACCAACATTCTGAACCCGCAGACGCTGACGGGCGGTGTGTCGGCTGGCGGAACGAGCAACACGCAGACCTATATCCTGATTCGGCATATTCGCATCGCCAACAAAACTGCCAGCGCGGCTACTTTTTCGCTGTGGATTGGCGCAACAGGAGCGAACGCCGCCGGCACCGAATTTATGGGTACTGGACAAAGCGTGCCGGCAAACAGTTACGTCGATTGGTATGGCGCTTTGCGGCTCGATCCGGCTGATTTCCTGGTCGGCGGCGCTGGCACGACAACTGCGCTGACGCTTGAGGGCGAGGGCGAGATCGGCATTGTCTGATGATCAGGCTCAATTCCGTCTCCCGCATCGAGGCTGTTTGCGACTTTGCCGCCAACACCGTTGATCCCACGTGCGTAACAAGCTGGTCTGACCTTTCGACAGGTCAGTATCTTGGCGGGTCGCTGGCGCAGAATTTTACCGGCACGACGGCAATTGTGATCGTCACGTCACCGGCTACTGGTGCGGTTCGGGATGTCGATTTTATCCATATCTCGAACGTCGATCAGATCACGCAAGCGGTCACGGTCCGGTTTTACAACGGCAGCGGCACCTATAACCTGGTCAAGGTGTCACTTGCGCCAGGCGACCGACTGACCTACACGCATGCGGCAGGATGGCAGACGATCAACAATACTGGCACGGTCAAGTCTGCTGGAGCAACGGGGGCAACTGGCGCGCAGGGCAGCATTGGCCCGTCAATGTCCTGGGGCGGTAACGAGGTCGAGGTTGACGAAGGGCTTGCAATCACTTACAGCAACGCTGGCAATCCGCATATTTCCAGCACGCTGAAAGCATTTCTTGCCACGCCAACATCAGCAAACCTGCTGGCCGCCGTCACTGACAAAACAGGTAGCGATGGCGGGCTAGTCTTTGCTACAAGCCCGACGCTGACCACGCCGACTATCAACACGGCCGCATCAGTCGGCGGCACATGGACTGCGGCAGCTACCTGGACGCTCCCGGCACACACGCTTGGCGGCACGGTAAGCGGCGGCGGGAATCAGATCAATAACGTGGTGATCGGAACGGTGACGCCGCTGGCTGGATCATTCACGACGCTGACGGCGTCAGGACGCGCGGCCGTCGGCGGGGCTATTTCCACCGACCGCGTGGCGCACGTGAATGGCCCGATCACCGGGGCGACAACCGCATACTCGATCGTCGCCAACGGCGTGATTCAGTCGGATGTCACGGTGGCGGCGCACTACAACCGATCCGCGCTCAATACCCTGGCGGCGACGTTCACCGTGCCGCTGGTTTCGCATTACACAGCCGCGCAAGGGACGATCGGCGCGGGTTCGGCGGTCACCACTCAATGTGGATTTATCGCGGATGCCTCCCTGATCGGTGCGACCAGCAACTACGGTTTCCGGGGCTCGCTGCCTGCGGGGGCCAACCGCTACAACTGCTATATGGACGGCACCGCCCCGAACTACTTCGCCGGCGACATGCAGTTCGACAAGACGGTGACGGCGGCGGGGACGACCGGCGCGCGGACGATCAGCAAAAATGCCGGCACGGTGAACTTTGCGGCGGGCGCGACGGCTCTGGTGGTGACCAATACGCTGGTGACCGTCAATTCGATCGTCGTGGCGACGGTGGCCGCCAACGATGCGACGATGAAATCCGTTCAAGCCGTTGCGGCGGCGGGCAGCTTCACGCTCTACTCCAATGCGGCAGCAACGGCAGAGACGCGAGTCAATTTCCTGGTGATCAACTAATGAGCGATACACATGAACGGCCAGATGTGGAGATCATCTATCGCCGGCTTGACCAACAAGATGCCGTGTTGCTGCAATTGCACGACATGATCAGAGATCACATCGCTGAGAACCGGCACATCGAGGGGCAGATCAAGGAGCTTGTGGAGATGTACCGGGGATCAAAATTCATGATATCCGCGTTCAAGTTCCTCGTCCCGATAGTGGCTGCCGTTGCCGCTGGAGTGATTTGGATGCGCGAGCATTTGCGGATCTGAAGGACACGAAAAAGCCGCCCGTAGGCGGCTGGATGATCGGCAAGCTTGCGGTTTCAGGCGGCGGACTGGATTGACGAAAAAAACTCGCTGGATTTTGCTGCCGTCGTTATCCGCTCATCGACCATAATGTGATTGCGGAAAACGCGAAGGATTCCGACGCTCACCTTGCTGCCAAGTTTTGCGCTCGCCGGTGAAAACTTCGCGGCGTATTGCGCGCCGTCAAAACCGATGTATGTGGCTTCCATCTCGCTCTCCTCAATGCGCCCGGCGAACCGGGCGGTTTGTATCAGATCACATTCTTCGCTGACATTTCGCGATTAATTGTCGCGAGAATTGTTTTTGCTGCTGTAGCATTTGTTGCTACTCCATAAGATTTATACGACTTTCCTTTTCCTGAAACAACAAAGAAGAGAACCTTCCCTTGGTCTTGCTGTTGGTCAATGCGCAGTTTCATTTCTTTCTCCTGTGTGTGTTGTGATTCGATGACTGTATTGTAGCACTAAACAGTATAGTGTCAAGAGTTTTTTTCAGGCGCCGCATCAATCAGCGCCCGAACCCACTGCCCGCCACCATTGCGGGCCACCTTCGCCCGCTGGCCTGGGCTAACCCGCACGTGCAGGCTTTCGGCACGCTCGCCGACCGGCGTGATGGTCGGCTGGCGGCCCTGGCCTGGGCGATTTCCGGTGCGCTGCTTCATGGCGCCGTGAAACTCGCGGTGTAATCGTTGTTTCCGTACTGCTCCTCGAACCAGTCGAGGCACTCCTGGTCTGTTTCGGCTTCATGCTCGTCAATCAGTGCTTCAGACAGCGCCCCTTCGTCCATCTGGTTGTCGAAAACGTAGATTTTCATTTCCCTGCCCTCAATGCGCCCGGCGAACCGGGCTGGTGGTTGTTAGACTACTTCCTCGCCGCCGAGGCCTCCGCGCATGATGCGCACGTTAGTGGCGAACTTCTGGGCTGCAAGCCACTTTGCCCACTTGCGCGCGGCGCGCAGCGTGTCGAAGCAACGAGAAAACGTCTCGATACCGTCTGTGTTTCTGAAAGTGACTGCAAGCATATCGGACTCCGGCTGTTGTTGGTTGGTATGTCTGTATTGTATCACGCAACAGTCAGTAGTCAAGCACTATTTCAACTTTTTTGCGATGTCCTCGGCCGACTCGTTGTAGTGCGCCTGCAGCATCAGCAGATCCCGGTAGACCACCGCTCGCCGGGTTTCGTCGATGAGACACAAGATGCGTAGCGTCTCATCAAATCGGCAAATGTGAGCGACAAAGGCACGGCAACCTTGATTTTGCCGGAATTTTGCTATTGATTCCGGCAAGAGATTCCGATCAGGTATCTATAGTAATCAATGGGCTATCAATAGAAAACCCGCAGTTACGCGGGTTTTGGTTGGTTCCGAGAGGGGGAATCGAAAACGTAGCTATGGCTGGCTTTGCGCTTGCCTTGACGGAATTTTGAATGAATCTTCGCACTGTGTGCAAAGAGGAAATGGCGACAAATAAGCCACTATCACCAGCCCGTGCTCTCTTGACGTTTCGCACTGCACGTGATTTTTGCTCATCTCCTGCGGCGTTTTCCACTTTCCGCACTTTCCGCACTGGCGCTGCTTGATGCCAGCCTTTCGCTGGACCTCTGCCCATTCGTGCCATGCAAGATATCCTGTGGCCGGCGGCAGGTCGCCTGGCTTGTATGTGGCCTGCTCCAGGATGCACACTACGTCCATGATCGTTTCGCTCCTTTACCAAAATTTCCTGAACCGATTTAGCGCCATCGCCTGCCGCAAATACGCCGGCGATGCGTTCGCAACGAACAGCCGCCAGCGAAACGAACGGCTGTCTATGTGCCGGCTTGACCAGCTCCAGTTACTGTAGCTGAGTGCCAAGTGGCGCCGGAACTGCATCTCTGAGCGTTTCGACCGCCACTGAAATCTGGTGCGGCGGCGGTTGCGGTGGCTGGCGTTGAGGCGTAGCGGACGGATGATCATGCTGTTTCCTTCCTCGGCCTCTCGTGTTCAAACAGCATAAATTCCCAATATCCGCCACCGCTGTCGTCACAGTGCATCTGCCAGCATTCGGCGTGCATTTTGAATGATGACACCGACCCATCATCAAAACAGCGCCAGCGCTTGTATTGTTCCCCATGCGCTATTTCCTCGCCGCAGCTATGGCACTTGTGCGGCTTTATGGCAATTGGAGATTCTACCGGCGAGAGTACATTATGCAGTCTCCTTCCTCGGTCGCCTACCCTGCCCGGCGATCCTTCCCGATGTCCAAGCCCTTTGCCAGAGGTCGGCTAGGCGGTCAATGTCGGCTAGGGTGGTGGTCATGCGCGCTTGTTCCATGCGGCGATGGCATCCTGCGGGGCCGATTTGTAAGGCCCTCTTGCGCCGCAGCCTCGCTGCTCATATCCACGGACGCACTCAACGTGATTTGAAACGCTGCGCATGATCAACGTCGGCGCCGTCTCGCTGCCGCAGAACGGGCAGGGCTTGATCGGTTGGTCGGTCATGTCGCCGACCTCGCGCGGATTCTTTTGGCTGCAAAATGCAGCATGGAACCGCTTTTTGTCCCTGGCAGCATCCCACAAAGGTCATCGCACACCACGGCGCACGCCTCGCGCTCTGCAATTCTCGCCTGCTCAATCAGCGCATCAATGCCATTGATTGTGTCAAGCCATGCAACCACCTGAGCCTCAGCATCGTCGCAAGATTTCTCGACACCGTGCTCTGCGGTGTATTGGCCGCCGTCTCTGTGGATTCTAGCGAGCAGGTCGTAGATGTGGTGGCGCTCGCGCTTGAGTCGCTCAATCTCGGCGTCTCCTCTGCAAGCGATTTCTGCCGCTTCGTGGCGCGCGTCTCGGTGCCCGAGTTTATAAGCATTCCTCGCAACGCCGTCCGTCGGCGGAGCGCTTATGGTCGGAATGTTCATTATTTCGTTGTGCATGCTCATGACGCGCTCCAATAGCTGATGTTGTTTGACTTGTATCGCGTAACCATCCCGTCGTCTTCCATTCGGCACAGCCGATCAAATGCCACCGACTTGCAGCAGCCGATAGCCTTGGCGACGCTCATCGTCTTGCGCTCCGGGTGCCATTTGACGTATGCCATGATTCGCTCTATGCCATCAAGGATCGCCTCTTTTTTCTTGCTAGCACATGGCGTGCGCTCTGCAGCGATCTGCTCTTGTCTTTCCCGCTCGCGCTCTGCATGCTCTACTCCGGCAATAATGCCGACCATCTCTGCGGCAAGGCTGCATGGGTCAATGCCTTTTCCGAGAAGCGCGCGTCCTGCAGCGTCCGGCTCGTTCGATGCCGGCAAGATGTCCGCCACATTCTCACGTGGCCTGCGCTCGGCCTTGACTACGCGCTTGCGATGACAGCCTGGAATCTTGGCGACTTTGAGATATTTCGCTCGGCTGCGAATAGCGTCCTCTGTCATATCGAACCGTTCCGCCAGTTCGTAGGTCGGCACGTGCGGGTAGAGCCGCATCAGTTCGTCGTCGCGGGCTTTGACGTTTGGGTGGCGTAGGTTCATGCTACCTCCGCGAACAGATCGCCAGTCATGCGCAGTGCGTTTTCGAGATTTCGCGCGGCTTGCCTGTAGTAGCTTTCCTTCAACTCGACGCCGACGAACTTTCTGCCCATCTGCAATGCGACATGGCCCTCGCTGCCGATGCCAGCGAACGGAGACAGCACAACGTCGCCTGGGTTTGTCCAAAGCTCGACGCCGCGACGGATGACCTCAAGCTGCAGCGGGCAGATGTGCCGCTCGTCGTCGTTCTCGCGCGCGCTCTGATATTGCAGCGTGTCTGACGGGTCAATGTCCATCCATACCGGGCTGGCGACTTGCTGCCACTTGCTGACCGGATAATCTTCGCCATGCGTGACGCGATCAACCATTTCACCAGGTGCTCGCATCGTCACAAGGTAGTCCGGGATTCCTTGACGGCTCATGCACGCATTGCCGCGCACGGTTTTGTGCAGCAGTCCGAGTGCTTTGGTCCGCTGCATGGCGGTAACTGGATCTTTCCAGATGCAGACCTCGCTCGCGTAGATGAATCCCTTGGCCTGAAACGCGCGGATCAGGTCGCCACGGAAGTCGCGCAGCCCGATGTAGCCGTGAAGCTGCTTGCTGCTCGGCATCAGCATGCAGTGGAAGCTCACATTGTGTCCTGGCTTCATCACGCGCAGCAGTTCGTCAATCAGGTATCCGAAATGCTCGAAGAACTCTTCGTCGCTCGTGCAGTTGCCCATGTCGCGCGGGCTGTTGCTGTACGTGTAGAGGCTGGCGAACGGCGGCGAAAAGATGCTGTAGTCAATCGACTTTGCCGGCAAACCTTTCAGCGAGTCGACGCAATCCCCGTTGATGAGCGTGTAGTTTTCGCCTGACGACTGATTAATGCACTGCATGTTGTATCCTCCTGTTGAATACTCTGCGCACGCAGTAGCTGCGCGCGATGCTGATGGCGGTATATATGGCGCCGATGGCCAGATTGTCTGCCGTGCTGATCGCAATGCCGAACAGCGGAAGAATGGTTGCGTTTGCGGCTAGCGATACGCCGTATCCGATGGCGACATTGGTCACCGACTCGACGGCGCTTTGTGATTTCGTCTGGCTCACGCGGCCACCAGAAACGACGGCACCGCAATGCTGCGCGAGGCGTTGTAGCTGTTCGTGTCCTTGGTCGCGCCAAGGACGGATTCACGCACCGCTCCAAGCGTTTCAGATGCCATTGCTGCGGCCATTTCCTCGGCGGCCGCTTGCTTGCGCTTGATGTTTGCAACGACTGCGCCATCCTGGTTGCTAGCAAAAACATGGATATTGACCGTGCGCTTCTGGCCGAATCGCCACGACCGGCGAACGGCTTGGTAAAAACCCTCGTAGCTGTCATTGACGCCGACGAATGCCTGATTCGCGCAGTGCTGGAAATTCAGACCCCAACCAAGAATTGACGCCTTGCTAATCATTACCGGGCGATCTCCTCGAAGCCACCCGGCAACTGCCGCCTCTTTTTCTTCTTCGCAAGAGGCGCCCCGAACAGAAAAAGCCAAATCCCCAAACTGGCGCTCTAAAGCGTCCTGCTCGTCGTTAAGGTCGCACCAAATCAGCCATGCTTCCGGACGTACTCCGCTGCCGACAAAAGAAGCTTCTCGCTGTTCTTGAACTTCCCGATTGCCATGTTGCAGTGCGAGCAAAGAATCCCGCGAACCTTGTTCGTTTCGTGGCAATGATCCACATGAGGAAACATCTTCGGATCTGTCGTGTCCGAGTATCCGCATATTGCGCACGCATTCCCCTGGGCATCCATCATCTGCTTGTACTGCTCCGGCGTTATGCCGTACTGCCGCAGCCTCTGGGCAAACCTCTTCTCCGGATTCGCTTCCGCCCATGCTCGAACAGTCGCCTTGTGTCCGTCTCTCCAAACGGCGTTTTCCGCGTACTTCTTCCTTCTCGCTTCGTTGTACGCAGCTTGCTGCTCCGGAGTCCTTCCGGGAAACTTCTCCGGGTTCGCCTTGTAATAGTCGGCCATGTATTCCTTCCTGGCTTCCTTGTCCTTGCATCCTTGCTCGTTCCGCTTCTTCTTGTACTCCGGGTCGGCTTCCGCCTTTTCCTTCCTCGCCTGCGCATACTCCGGTTTCCAAGCCACGATCACTCTCCGTCCGTTGATATTCTGCCATTTTATACCAATCGGACTTAACGTGCAGCGCAACCGCTGCTACCCTTTGATGCAGAGAATCGCGCCTCGCTTGCCGGCGCTCCGTGAGCGTCTGCGCCTCTGCTGCGAACAGGCCATGCAGCTGGTTGTGCTCAATCTCTACAACGTGCTGGTGAATGTGCAGCGGCGGCAGTTCGTAGGCACTGGCGTCGTGGCCCAGGTCGGCAGGGCTGCGGATCATGGCGCCCCAACTGGCAACCCACCGCCAAAACACGGCGCGCGCATGGCCCTTAAGTCGCCATACGCTGGTGTCGCCGCCGTCATGCGCGAAGAATTCGGCGAGCATCTCTGACCTGCTGCGCACCCCGAGGAATTCGGCGTGCGTGCCTAGCTCTGTCCAGTCGTTCGGCGATGGCGTCGCGGTACAGCACAGCTTGTATGGCGTCGCTGCGAACGCGTCCATAAGCAGCGCAAGCGTCTTGCTCGCGTGATGCTTGATGATGCTCGACTCGTCCAATGCGACGCCGGAAAATATGCGCATATCGAACTTGTGCAAACGGTCGTAGTTCGTGATGTTGATGCCCGGCCGCACGTCCGATTCCTCGCGACAATGCGTTACCGTGATGCCCATCAGCAGGCCCTCGGCGACGAACTGCTGCGCCACCGCCAGCGGACAGAGTATGATTACCGGGCAGCCAGTGTGCGCAACAACGGCATCAGCCCATGCAATGGCCATGCGCATCTTGCC